TTTTTTTTCTAATTGCTGTTGGCACATAGGTTTTCCTAAACCCGACATTCGTATTTTCCATTTAATTTCTTCGTTAAATTGTTTTTCTAATGCTTTGCCACAAGCTTCTTTGAACTCGTTTATAATGTCGGGGGAAAGTTTTGATTTCCCCCGCATCGCATCATAAAGAAAATTCTCTATTAGTGTATAGAGCATACTGCTAGTTATCTAACTCGATAGCTAGGGAGTGGTCGCCATCTTTTGTTTTACTTTTAACAGCACCTCTATGTTTCTCCATGACACTTTCGTTTACGGATTTTATAGCTACCATAAATTCCTTTAATAGTTCCTTATCAGTAGTTGATAAGTCAACCATTGAACCTGTCTTAATATTTATAGAAAAATAAGTGTTACCACCAGTTTTTTGTTTTTTAGTAGATAACATAAGATTAGTTCGTATCATAGGCTTTTTCTGTTTTGCTAAACCAGAAAGTATTGTACTAAATGGAGCATAGTTAACACCTTTCGCATATAACACACAAGGAATTTGGTCTAGATTAGAATCCTTTCCATCGGATTTTTTACCATTCATTGATACTACACCGTAAATAACTTGATTACATTTTATTGAACTCTGAATAACTTTTTGTGGGTCATTATCAGATAGTTTTTCAATTTCCTCTCTCGATAATTTACCACACTTGTAAGTTCCTTTAGAATCCGGAAATTGGTCACCTAGTGAAGGTCTTTGTATACTTGATGTAAATTCCTCTTCACTATTGTCCCAATAACTATAAGCATATATACGCATAAAAGGTCTAAATGTCACCTCTTTCGCATATGTATTTTCACCGTCAACTAATACAGTAAAATGACCTCGTGGCAACGGATTGTCATTGTCATCCTCTGTATTATAATTAATTGACAAACGAGATAACATTGAACCATGTCCACCATTATCAGTTTGACCTGTTAACTTCATCAGTTCTAAGTCACTTAAATTTTCAAAGTTAGTAGGAACTGCTAAAGCATTTGTATCTTTACCATTTTCAGCCATTGGTTTTATAAACCTCCTTCATGTTAAGCCAATCATTGCCGAGTTTTAATTCGATTCCTATTGGCATGGTATATTTAAAGCCATATCTTTTTTCACACTCATCGGATAAAGACATCATAGCCTCCTTTAAAGTTGTGATAGCTTGTTGTTCTTCGTCTGGATACACATCCAAAACGATACTATCATGTACTGTGTTGCATATAATAGTCTTTAAATTGCGTTTTGTCAATAACTTTTTTAAATTAATTAATGCAATTGGCAATAAATCGGCTGTAGCAAAACCTTGTACAGGATAATTCTTTATAGCAGTAGAATTTGTCACACTTCCACTTCTTAATCTTTCAACGTTAGGGAAAAAATATTGTCTTCCACTAGGTAATTTTATCTTATTTGACATAAATGCTTCATCTTGTAGTTTCCTATGCCATCGTGTAATACCCGAATACTTGTTCTTGAATGCCCTATAATACTGCATTTGTTTGGGTGTACCTAAAATACCCCCATAAAGTGGTTTAAAGGTATCAGATTTAGCTTTTTGTCGAGATACACCTAGTATTCTTGCTGTATATGAATGAACGTCAACCTCATTTTTAACGTCATCGTAAACTTGCTTGTCATCCGCCAAAAATCCTGCCACTCTAAATTCCAATTGAGCGTAATCCCCCTCTAGTATCTTTCCACCTTTAAATCTTGATGTAATACATTCCCTAACAGGAAAAGTTGCCCCTCTAGGCATATTTTGAAAGTTAGGGCTACGGGAAGATAATCTTCCTGTACTTGTTACACACTGCATAAATTGGGGATGTATCATACCATCTTTACTTATAGCTTTCTGCATACCATCAACAAAAGTTCGTAAGTACGTCCTAATAGCTGAATAGCGTACGTACTTTACTAAAAATTTATGGATAGTATCATCAGCAGTAGACAAATAACTTTCCAATATATTTTTGTCGGTTTTAAATCCCATAGCGGAACAATCAATAACATTTCTAGGTTTAAGTTTTAGCCCCGCCCTCTCGTCAGTATTCGTAAATAGTAATCCTTTTCTATCACACGTTTTGCACTTTCTTTTTATACTACCGGGCGTTCCATCTTTTTTCATGTAAGTATACTTTCCTGTTCCTTGACAGTTATGACAAATAGTTCCATGTGTTTTAAATACCGGTCTTGCCATAGAATTTATTTCTACATAAAAATCCTGTATAGTTTTAAAATTAGTTCTTCGTTTAGGTTTGCGTGTATTCCCTCTTAACTCATACCCAATGTTAAATCTTGTCGCCCATCTTTTTTTGTCGGTTAACTTCATAGAATAAAAAAGTACTGACCTATCTTCTGGTGAATCCAAGTTAACAGGAGTGTCACCCATAAAATATTTTACCTTTTCATTTAAATATTTTTCCAAGTCAACAAGTTCTTTTTCAAATTTAATTTTTATTGCCAATAAGGTGTCCGTGTTAATATGCAAACCATTCATTTCTATGTCAGCTAAAACTTTTGTCAGTTCCATAGACATTTTTATAGTAGGTGCTATTCCGTTAGGCATATAAATCTCCCCAATTCATTTTTAATTTACTCAACTGTGCCATAGCCAATTGATAAGTACTTTCTACATCTTGTTTACCATACTCTTCTACAATATTCCAAGGTATTCTTTCATACGAAGTTTTATTTGTCATAAATGGTTGAATTAGTTCACTTTTTTTCTGTGCTACACCTTTTCTTTTACAGCAGTCATCTAGTGAAAATCCCCACTTAATACCTCGTGCCATAATATATTCCATTACCATCGTGTCATGTAGTTTACTATTGTAAGTAAATCCACATTGCACCAACCAACTGTAATCAAATTTTATATTATGTCCTATAAGAATGTCAGTAGCATTTAAAATATCCTGTACAATTTTTTTAGCATTAGGTGTCGGTGGTTCATCCCGATGATAAAAGCATAAGTACTGAACAGGATTGTCATCAATTTTGTAACCTACCGAAACTAATGTATTGTCATTGAAAGGGCTAGAAGTTATAGTACCCTCACTGTCAACATCAAATGTAGTTTCAACATCAATTGTCGTTATCACTTTCAAACACTCCTCTCCTAATACTTATTGTTGCATGACGAGAGCCATGCCAACCATTTAATTTATTTTTACTTATTGTAATACATCTGTATGGGTCTGACAAGTCATTATTGTCAGCACCTCTTCCTATTCCTATAATTAAATCTGCCTCGCCCGCCTTACCTGTTCTAGAATTATCTAACATAGAATAATCTATAATTGATTTTCCCTCCGCCTCATAACCCGCTTGTGATACAGCCCACAGTAAACAACTGTGTCGTTTTGCAATTTCTCTTGCCCGAACATAAACTTCTTTTAATTTTTCGTCCGTTCTATTATATGTTCCAGAAACTTGAACCTTATCTAGTTGGTCTATAAACATTACATCGGGTTTATACACTCTAGTATACTCATTAATTTCATCTATGTGTGTTCCAACACTGTCAAGAACTGTTAGGTACGGTTTTATGTTTGTTAGATACTCTTCCTTGTAGTTTTCTATGTTGTCAGCTATTTCTTCTTTGGTTTGATTAAAATAAGATTGCACTATTCTTAATTTAATTCTAACAGCAGGTTCTTCATTAGCCCAATATGTCACTTTTTTTCCTTGCTTAATATAACCAGAAGCGTTAAAACTTGAAAATGTCGTCTTCCCTATTTCTGGTCTAGCAAACAGAATAATAAAATTTCCCCTATCTAATGCGGGAACATTGTCAGCTATTGTCAGTAGTCTATGTTTAAATTCGCCACCCGAACCATTTAGGATAAACAACTCTTCAATATCCTCTTCAACAACATTGTAAGTTTCGCTACCTACCATGTTTTGTTCATCTAGCATTTCAACTAATCTTCTAAGACCACTTATATCTTTGTCAGCCCCCGTATAAATGTCAACAGCCTTTTCGCCTATCTCTTTAGCTTGTTGCCTCGCCCAAAAATTTTTTATGGCATCAAAATTTAGTTCCGATATGGAACTATTTTCATCTAATTCATCTATCTTATCTACTATATTTTGTCGTGTAGCTTTAGGTACTGCGGGATATAGGTCAGCGTACATGACCTTTAG